GACCAAGCGCCGGTCAAACACTACCAGCACACAAGCACTGTCCACACTGGCAAACCATTTGGGCGCGAGTGCATCGCGTACAAGCAAGACAACGAGTGCAAAGATTGTCGCGCATGCTGGAATCCACGCATCAAAAACATATCTTACAAATACCACTAAGGAGACAAAAACCATGGCTATATGCTGGAAAAACGACATACATGCGGAAGCAATTTTTACTTTCGCAAACCACGAGCAAGAAATGGGAGAGCAGAATTTCAAGCTTGACGTGACCGAGTCAGAAGATCGGGTGATCTATAACCTCATACAGTCAATGTTTGATATCAATAGCGTTGATGAATTAGAGCTAATGAGCGATATCGTAAAGGTATCGTTCTGTCTTTCCAATCTCCAACACCCTCACAAGATGACCGACAAAGAAGCCGAACAACTGTGGAAGCTTCCCGTGATGAAAGCTTTCCTTGCACGCAATGGCAAGTACTACTTCGACGAGGAGCAGCGCGACGAAGTCGAGTCATCCATCAAGGAGTTGCTGGACTGCTGGAGAGAAGAAATATGTTAAGGAGGAGGGGGGAGTAATCCCCCAGGCCCTCGGGCCCGCCGCCGTGATCCGCGGATCGCCCAAGGCCGCAAGCCGCAAGCATATATATTCGATCAAGGCCGCAAGCCCGCAAGCATGCTTAAAAAAATCGCAAAAGGCCGCAAGCTCTCAGACGCACGCACGGCCCCGTACAAGGCCGCAAGGCCGCAAGCCTACGCAAACCCCTAGGCGGGCGGGAAAACGCCTCAAATCAAACGCTAGACCCCTTGTGAGAGGGGTGGGGAGCGACTAACCCCCACAAACCCCCACAATTTAGATACTTTTTGTCGGCACTCATAATTTTCTATTGACATAGAACGCCAAAGCATTATTATCGAACGCGCATAGCAAACAAAAGGAGAAAGCATATGCCACGCAACAAAGCTTCAGAGCCTGCAAGACCAATGGCGGAGGATTTCATGCTTCGCGTCGCTGACAACGGCTACACCATCATCCACACCGGAGGGGGGTGCACCGCCTTCTCAAAAAATATCGGGCTTAACAAAATCTTAATCACTCAAGACGCGAGCCATGAGATTCACGAGGATGATATGCGCGACGTTGGGGTGGTGATTGGGGTATATCCCGAAGATCTCGAAGGGCAACATTTATTCTTTGTCAACCCAACCCACACCAACTGGGACATGATCTATGGGCTGGTTGAGCAAGCCGAGACCGTCGCAAAATCCCTTGATGCCATTTCGGCAGTTCAAAAAATCGAAGCCTAGGAGGCCACTACTATGCCAAGCAACAACAAACCATTCCAACCCAAAGACCTTGACCCTACGCTTGCAGCGATGGGGCCACGCTCTACCATGGAACTCAAGAACCTCAGTCACAACGTGACCTTCTCTGAAGAGACACACTGCTTCCGAGCATCTGTCTACATCAACGGCAAGCGCATGTTCTCTGTGTCCAACGGTGGCAACGGTGGCCCGAACTTCTACTCACCATCTGATTTCGGCAAAGGCAAAGAAGATTTTGATGAGGCCATGGCAATCGCCCGTGAAGAGGCCAAGCAATACACACTCAAGAAGATTGAGTTAGGTGAAGACCTGCAGTGGGCGATAGATGCATTCGGTGATGGAAAGAGTGACGAGCTAATCGACTGGCTGATCACGGATCTGATCAACGAACAACTAACGCTAAAAGAAATGCGCAAGACGTTGAAAAAGAAAGTCGCGGTCTATGACCCCAAGAGCAACGACATCTTGCACCTTGGCAGAGACAAGCCCACTGATGAGATCTTAGAGAAATACAAGGCTCACTTTGTCTTGCAGCGCACTGACAAGAACGCCAAGAATTGGATATGGCTCAACATGATCCCAGAAGCGGAAGCATACAAATACTGGAGGACTGCATCATGAGTTCAATCGACGGCAAGATTTCTTGTGACCGCTGTGGTGAGTACAACCATGAACGTAGCATGGTGTTTCACGGCACCACCTCCATGTGCGTCGGATGCAATGACGAGGTCGAAGAGTTGGAAGAGATGTACGGCCTGAACAAAGAGCAAAGGCTTAGCCGCCTTGGTCTTGCCACATCGATTCCTGACGCCAATGTTTCTGGCACCACCGTTGCTGACGAGGACATCTTCTTCGCCTGCGACGAGTGCGGCACGATGACTGCTGAGCACATGCTTGCATCAATCAACACTGACACGGGCATGCGTAACTGCTGCCCGATGTGCTACAGCGAATGCTACGAAGATTCTCGTGGTGTTCTGACTGAGTACACCATCAGCTACCTTGAAGTAATCAAGCACGAAGTGAAGGTCACAGCCATGAGCCGTGCCCAAGCGGAGCGCATCACATTGTCTGATAACAAGGCGTTTGCTTTACGCAAAACCCGACTGCCTCAGACCATTGGCAAATCAATCGTGATGGAGCCTTGATCATGGACGATCTAATCTCATCAACAGACCCCTACGAGAAAGAGACTCGTGGGGGCATGAGAGCCAACTCATCCACGATGCACCAACACAAAGTTGAGCGTGAGTTCACATGCTTATGGTGTGGTGTGAAGTTCATGAGCACGCAGTCATCAGCCAAGTACTGCTGTCAGGCGCATCGAAGCAAAGCCTTTCGAGCGGTTAGACGCATTGATAAGCCAAGGCGTATCACTCAACTGAGGCGTAGAGGCAAAGGTTTCAGACCACCGATTGCGTTGGTTCGTTACCATTCGTCCTCTTCGTCTGGCTCTAAATCATCCTCCTCACCTAAATCCTCTTCATCCTCACCATCGAGGGGCTCCGCTGCGGGCTCCTCATCTTCCTGTTCCTCGAACTCTGCATCCTCAAACTGTGCCTCTTCAACATCATCATCAGGCACATCCTCAACATCAATCACGCTGTCATCCACCACTGCAGCGCGCAAGCCGGGCATCAGCTGATTTTTGTCGAGCAGAGCATTCAACCTGGCCTCAACTTCTGATCGATCCATCTGGTCGATTCGCCCGTGCTTGATCTCTTTCTTCTCAACCATCAGGCCCGCAAGTTTTGCTCTGCCCAACTCTGCTGTGACGGCTGCACCATACGATCCATCTTCAACTGCCCTGTCTCTGATCATCTGCAAGTCACGCGCAACCTTCTCAAACGTGATCTCATACTTCTTCTGCTGCGCTTCTTGCAGTTCACGAATCTTCATCTGCACGTTCATGTATCTGGGATCATGCAAAAGCACATACGCAATCTGCCGTGGGTTTGAGTAACCCGCTCGATGGGCAGCCTCTGTGTTTGTCAGATCGTGATACACATAGTGCTGAATGAACGCCTGCTGCTTCTTCGTGAACGGCTTCTCCTTGTGCCGCTCTGGCAGACTACGCTTTGGATTGTTCAACATATCGACAGCTTGATTCTTTGCCATACAAAATCTCTTCTATGCGCCCTTGTTTGTCATCCTACAAAAAAAAATTTTTCTTTTCTTCCCCCTTCCTCAAAGAGGGGAGATCGGGTTATCCCGAAGGGGAGATATTTCATATATCTCTCCCCCTCTTTAGAGGTGACCCATGTGACCCTTGACCCACCTTTTAAAATCAATGACTTAGGTGGGGGTAGGGTCATGGGTCACGAGGGTCACGCTTGACCCATGTGACCCTACCTACGTTTCCTTATAAATCAATGACTTAACCAACTTATCCACAGGGGTAGGGTCAAAATAAAAAAGTGCCCTTGACCCTACCTCTTTTGGGTAAAACGACTGTTCCGCCAACCTCGAAACTACTTTAACTTTCACTTGTAAGTTCATTCCTTTTGATCTTCTTAGGCGCCCTATTGTCTGTGATCAGCAGGGCATCTCGACCACAGTTTCTGCACCCTTTTCTAGGGTAATCGACTAAGTAATATTGTGCCCTGCAGACAAGGCACTCGATATGCCAGGGGCCGTCACTCACAACTTCAATCGGCATCTTACTATTCAAATGAGCCCCTCTATCCGCACTGCCTTTCCAGTGCCGCCTGAACCTTTTGTGACCTCAAGCCTGTACATTCGGGTCACCTGGTATACTTCATCTGATGTAAGCCCCAGTGTCTTTGCGATCTCTGCCCGCTTCAGCCCCTGCTGCATCAGGCTGACAATCTTCCGCTCACGCTCCACCAGATCCATCTGTTCGCTTTTTTCTTTCATTCGCATCCGAATCCTTATTGATTTTCCCATCCACCGCTCTTTACATTCCTTTTTCTCTGTCGTATCTTTCGCTCAACACGATGTCTCCTTAACAAAGTGTTTGCCCCGCTTGGCGTCTTTATCCTTTTGTACGTCTTGCGGGGCTTTTTTGTGCCTGCGTCTCGCTCATGCAATCTCATTGGCTAGATTGTGGCCACTACCCAGCTGGTCATTCAGCACAATCCACGCCTTGGCTGCGGTATGTGGCACTACTCCGTTCCCCAAGAGCCTAAGTCTGTCCACCCTAAAGGCAGCCCCATTAACCACTCGACCCACGTCGGGTTCAGTTGCCCAGCTGATTGGCTCTGGTTGTCTGTGTGCTGCACCGCTACGTCCAACGTGTCCTTGCTGATCTTGCCGTTCCTGATCCTGCCGCCTTGGTAACCGCCCTTGTGATCCCTGGCTGATGGCGCCGGCCAAGATGAAGACTCGTTTGCGCTGGTGAGGCGCGCCGACTTCAGCCGCGCTGAATATTCCCCACGTCGTTTGGTAGTCAAGGCTTTCCAAGTCTTCAATGACTTCTCTGAGTCCAAGGCTGATATGTCCCTCGACGTTCTCGAAGAAGCAGCAAAGAGGTCTAATTGTCTCGATGTGTCGCTTAATGAATGGCCATAGGTGTCTGGGGTCTTCAACTCCTTTGCGCAGCCCAGCGGCGCTGAACGGCTGGCAGGGATAACCGCCAGTGAGCACATCAACTCTGTCTCGAAAGCAGTGTGCTGGCAGGGTTTTAAGATCCGTCCACACAGGCGCCGGAACCAGATGTCCCGCTTCCATCTTTGCAACCAAGTTCGCAGCTGCGAAGGCTTCGATCTCCACATGAGCGACTGTTCGATGTTCAAGCCCGGCAAGCTCAAGTCCTCGCTCGATGCCACCATATCCTGTGCATAGCGAGAGGACTGTGGGTAGTTGGCCGGAATGATCCACATCAGACACCACACATCCCATCGCACTCGTCCATGAAAGAAAACGTCTCTTGGTTTTCCGCTGGATCGCTAAGGTCAGCCTCGTCCAGCGGCACTCGGCTGCGATGAAGGTAAAGTTTGTTGCCCTCACTCGTTTGGTTGATGCCGTCGCGAATCAGATGGTCGACCACGACCGCCTCAACCCATGACTTTTTGTCGTTCGCTCGCATTTCACGCCATGTTGCGTTGTCGTGATACGGACAGAATGTGCATGCGCTTTTGCGCGGTAGCTCGTTGTAGCCGTTGTCTTTCATCCACTGCAGACAATGAAGCCGGCTCATCCGTTGCTCTAATAATGGCCATCGGTTTTCGACCCACTTGTCGCGAGACGCTTTCATGCGCTGAATCTCGTCCTGGCTTATACCGATCCACTGCTCAATCACGACTTCTTTTGGCGCGCGTTGGCGTGGCTTCAGCCCAATAAGCTCGCGCAGCTTTTTGTAGATTGGCGTGATTTTGTAATCGACGGTGCATTGCCGAAACAGCATCCCGTCACTCTTCGGCGTCTGCACGAACAGCGGTGGATTTGGCACCCTCGCTCCCGTTTGCGAGCTCGCTATTAGGTCGTCGCGCAAGTTGCCAGCAGTTACTCGGTAAATTGGGAAAGGCAGCTGTGTCTCAAGCCAATCGAGCCATTCATAGACATGGTCTGGCTCCGATTGCGTGTCAGCAAAGATCGCGCAGTCAGGCATAGGCGTAATCTGGCCTTTTGCTGCCATCAAAGCCATCACCGACGACTGCACACCAGCGCCCAGGCTGATGACCGTTAACTTACTCATCCACCTCACCCTCATGCATCCACTGGCCGACACATACAAAGGCGCGCATCTTGCGATGCTTGTCTGGCTGCTCAGTGACGCGTAGCGCGCCGTTCTCAATCCAGATCTTGAGCAGCTGCCTGATCTTGGCTTTGTTATAAGAGTCGGCGGCGTCGAGGTTTAGCGCCTCGGCAACGGCAATGCCCACCCAGTCCTTGGCCCTTGGATTCTCGCGCCACTCACCGCTGGCGACTCGGCGCTGCACGCTCTCTAGGTCACTGCGCGTAACGTCGCTGAACGCATCCGGCCACGACCAAGGCTCGCTCACGCCGACGCTGTCGCCGTTCGGGAGCTCAACGCTGACCATCTGCCGCCAAGTCGAGTCGCCGGAAGGTGGCGCCAGGTTGTCTTTGCTGTCGCCTTCGCGGCTGTATCGCCAGAATTGGTCTTCGTCGATGCCCGCATTGCGCGCCTCTTCTGCCGTCATGCGCTGTAGCCGGCGAACGTGCCTGGCTGCGTCGACCAAGGCGCTAGCGCCCCTGGCATCAGAAACTGTCGCCTCCTGCATGCCGTTGCCTTTTCTGACGTGATGCACGAGCTCGATAGAGCAATTGGCGTCGTTGGCGACCTGCGCCCAGCGTTTGACCACCATGTCGATGGCCTTGTTGTCGTTTTCACTGAGGTGGTGCGAGCTCACGAACGGGTCAACAATGACGACGTCCACGTTCATGGCCTTGATGTGGTGCGTCAGTGCGTCGGCAGCTGGCGTGAGCACATTGGCCCCGCCGGCCTGCTCGGCAATGATCAGCGGCTCGTCTCGCCCGCTGTTGACTAGCAGTCTGTCGCCAAGGTCGTCTTGCGTGATGTTGTGGTGCTGGGCTATGCCCGCAATCCGGCGCTGTAGCTCTTCCAGCGGGTCTTCCAGGTTCCACACCCACACTCGGCGCGGCTCAGTCTCCACGCCCATGATCGAGCGGCCGGTAGCCATCGCCACGGCTTCTGCTAGCGTGATCGCCGTCTTGCCAGTGCCACCTGGCGCTACGGTGACGGATAGAAATTTTCTGATGTAGTGCCGGCCATAGACCCACTCTCTTGGCGGTATCTTGCTGGCGTCGCCGAGTACAAAAGGCTTTGGCTCGAGCGCCACCTTCTGCGCTTCAGCCGCTTCGGCTTGCGCCTC